TCTTTAGTCGTGACTTTATTCCTTGTCTCAATACTGAACGATTTGTAGTATTCCATAATAATAGAATGCTTACAAAAGACATGTATAGGGTAATTGTACCACAAGTGGAAAATACTTCCACTGAAGTATGTATCCATGTCCGTAGAGTGGCTCAACCTGGGGATACAATCGATGTTTTCTATTTACCTTATGACTTTAACTATGTTGATATTGGTCGTTCTAACCAAGTTGATGTAGTTACAGTTAGAGCAACTATAGATAAACAACCAATGTTTAGTATTCCTTACCCATCTAGATCTCAATTACTTAATGGAGAAAGCTTCTTCTTAATGAGAGGCTCTGTTATGATAGACCAATCTAGATATAATGTAATTGGACGTAAGATTGTATTTACTGATCCAGATGATTATGTAGATTATGGTCGTGAATTAACATTTGTATTCATCTACAATAAAAATATTGATCTTAACCCGTATGGCGGTATCGAAGAAGAAGATGTACTTAATGTAGATCCTAGATTCGTTACTACTGAAAGAGATAATCAATTAGAATTTGAAATTCCTTATCCAGAAGGATTTAATGGTTTCTTCTTCGTTTCTTATCGTGGGTTATATGTAAACCCTAATCGGTATATAATTAACGAAAAGACCAAAACTATCAGATTCTTAAATGTTAATACAGGTCTCGCTAAAGGTACTGCTGTAGTATTCGTATTCATTTATCCTAATGATAAGAATAAAGTAAGTACAACTGCTGTTACAGTAAGAGCTACAATTTCTAATCAAACTAAATTCAGTATTCCTCTACCATATACTAAATACTTCGAAGATGACAATAGTTTCTTCTTGATTAAGAATGGTGTATTCTTGAATAGCAATGAATACTACGTTGATAAAAAAGAAAAGACTGTTGAATTACTTACTACTGAAGGTTTAGATAGAGGACAAGAATTAGTATTCAACTTTATCACTGGCAAAAACTTATCTGTTAAAACTGCTATTGAAGAAGTTCGTGCAGATCAAGATGGTCAGATAGTATTTAAATTACCTAAGTTATTCCACGATTATAATAGAAAAGAAAGCAAGTTCTTCTGTGTAATCGGTGATACCTATATTGATAATCGTAGATTTGAAATTGACGGTAATGACTTTAGATTCTTAAGTAATGAAGATAGAGTTCCAGAAGGACGTATTCTTACATTTATATTTGCATATCTTGAAGAAATTGATTCTGAAACTGCAACTATTGGTAAGATTGCTGATACTTCTAAATATGCTACTTTCAAAACACAATCTGTAGTATGCTCTGAAAATGGACAAAGAGTATTTAATATTCCTTGGACAGATTCTATGCTATTAGATAAGAAGATTCTTGTTACCGTTGGTTCTACTTTTATTAGAGAATCTCAATATACAATTTCTAAAACGAATAATACATTGACTATCATTGATGATAATATTGTAACTACGACTGATCGTCAAGTTACATTCACTTTGATTGATTCTGACTATGTAGTAATTCAAAAAGAAATTATCGACGTTGATGCTATCGTAGATAATCAAATGGAATTTGATATTCCTCTACCATATAGAAACTACTTCAAACAAGGTAACTCTGTAATGGTATTTGCAAATCAAACTTACCTAGATCCTACAAGATATAATATAGACGTTGACAATAATAAGTTATACTTATTAAACTACGATGAATCTCTTCTTAAAGGTCAACAATTATCTTTCCTATATTTCTATATTGCAAACCAATCCAATAAATCATTAGATCGAGAAGATGTACAACATCCATTGATTAATGAACGTGGATATATTTATCTAAACAGAGTTGATTTAGAGCATCCTATGAATAGCAATCTCTATTTCTTATATATCAATGGTAAGAAAATTGATAGAGATAATATTAAGGATATTGCTAATAATATTATTAGACTTAAGAGTGACGTTCAAACTCGTTTCAATACAGTATTGATCGATTACACTCCGTCTATTCCTGAATTAGATACTTATAGAAATATTAATTCTGATTATGATATTATCATGAACCAAGTTTCTAATGAAGATATTAATAAACTATTCAATATCTATAATAATATTACAGATCTTGAAGGTCATATTGTACCAGATACTTCTCAAGAAGCTATTATTAATGATATCATCAGAACTCATTACTTAGGTAATGGTATAAATAAAGGTTTACCATTTGTTTATACTTATGATACAACTACATTGAAGAATAGATCTATTTATGAATTGGCTACAACTACTCATAGATATATCTCTCCTGCTAAATATACATTTGTAGTTCCTAAAGGTGTATCTCTACTTAATGTAAAAACAATTGCATCTGCTGGACGTATTAAACCAATTACTAAAGCAATGCAAACTCTTGGATACTTTACAGATTCTGATATTGAATATGGTGGTATTAGTTACGTATTACCAACTCAAGTTGCAGATTATGTAGAAAATGTAATCGGATATACTAATTTAACTAAAGCTAGTATTCCATTAGATAAACCTTATTCTACTAATTTAGACTTGACAAAAAATATGTTTGAACCATCATTCATTCCAGAAAGATCTAATGATACTGTAGAAACTCGTGGTAGATTCAGACCAAATTACTATCATAAAGAAGTAATTACTAATGTGAAAGTTTACCCGGGTTTAAAATATAGAATCAAAGTTCCTGAAAATGGATTTGTAAATATTGCTTATAATTTATGCAAGACTGATTTACCTCAATATAATCTTCCATATAGAATTAACTTCGACTCAGATAGACATTCTGCAGTAGTTTTATATAAAGGTGATACTACAAGAGTAGCTGATGAATATATTGAAGACTTTGCTGAAATCTATAGTGATAATACAATGCTTGAATATAATCAGCCATTTAAAGAACCGGGCGAATTCTATTGGACTTGCCCTGATCATGTAGCTGAAATTATTCTTACAATGTGTAGTGGATATAAGAGCACTCCTACAGATATCAATCCAAATCATATTGATAGATATTCAGCAAGCTTCCAATTCTGCGGATACAATTACATTGACTTCTCTACAGCTCCAATTCCAGAGCCAGGTAATATAGAAGATCTAGATGTAAATAAATTCTACGATAGAATTGCAAATGAATATGATTCCACATTGTTAAATACTGTTATCGGTGGTAGTGAATTATTGTTTGCTACCGATCATACCGAGTTTGCTATTGGTACAACTGAAGTTGGTTTTGTAGAGCCTACAGATACATATGTAATTGATAGCTCTGGTAATAATACTACATATAGACAAAGATTTAACTATCTATTGGCTAATGGTGTATCTGCATCCAGAAGCATTAGTACTATTCCTGAAGAAGTTACTACATATATCAAAGTTAAACCAATGGAAAGCTATACAATCTATGTAACCCCTCAAACTACATCTACTCAATTAGATATGACTAGATATGAAAATAAGAAGTTACATGGCGCTGCTGGTATTTCATTCACTACAGCTGTAGAAGATGTAAATACCTTCAATAAGAATATGTATATTGCTAATACTCTTAATGCTGATCATTTAGCTAACCCTCATATTAATTATGAAAAGTTAAATGTAGAGCCTAAGAATAGTGATTTAGTTGGAGACCCAAGTTTATCTCATGTAATTTCCGAAGAAGAAGCTATATTAGAAAAAGATAAACCAGTATTCAATAAACCATTGCCTGAAATTGACTTTGACGATGAAAATGAAATCATTGATATCGATAAAATTATTATTCATGATGGTGATACTATTATAAATAAAAATGGTTAATTAAGTTCAAAACTATAGAGCTAGGGCCTTTTGTGTCCTAGCTCTATTTTTGAACATTAATGTAATTATCTAACTTTTCAAGGAGGTAAACGATAATGGCAACTTCCAACTATAATGGTCTTCGTGTCCCTCTTATAGCATTAGATTATAACTCTCGTTTTATGGCAGAGAAGAAAGAAATCTTATTTGACTATAAAAAGGGCAAGCTATATGTAGTTTCGGCTGAAGATAAATCTGTTATCTTTGATATAACAGAACTTATTCTAAAAGAAGTAGAGAAGAATGTAGACTTATCTAATTATACATTCAATATCAAAGGCGTAGGTGTCGTAAACCTAGGCGAATATATTAAACAATTATCTGAATTTAACCTTAAAACTTTAGATGAACCTAATAAGCGTTATCGGGTTCCTCAAATCAAATTCGATAATGATTCCATTTCTAATTTCGATGGTAATATTGAAATTAATGGTTTCAAAAGTGCAAATAATAATACCTACCCAGTTAAAGATGGTAATGTAGTTAAATGGGTAGCTCGTACTGATACTGATATCATAGATCGTGTACGTCACTTAGAAGAAACTGCACCTCCAGATGCAGAGAAATTTAAGAAACTTCAAGATGATGTAGCTAAGATTAAAATCACTGCAGACCAATATGCAGATCTTCCTATTTTACGAAGAGATGTTGATACTGCAAAAGAAACTGCTACTCGTGCTCAAACAACAGCCGATGGACTTAATGGTAAGATTGAATCTGCAATTAATAATGTAAAAGCTGTTACAACTGGTATCGATGATGCTAAAAAACGTCTTGTTGCTTTAGAGGCAAAAGAAGACTTGACTAATAGAGTTAAAACTGTTGAAGGTAAGGTTGATAAAATTGAAGCTAAAACAGATTATGGACCTCAGATTAGTATTCTACAACAAAAAGTATCCACCTTAGAGCAAGCTGGTGATAATACTGCTACTATTAACGAATTGAAACAAAAAGTTTCTACTATTTCTGATGGTATTGAAACTAGAACTAGATTGGTTAATAGTGAATTAGAAGAATTAAAGAAATATAATGCTACTAATACTCAAGCACGTGATGCTTTAGGTGCACGTATTGATGCTTATGATAACTTGAATATTGGTGATACTTTAACTTCTTATAAAACAAGACTTACTGCATTGGAAGCTATTCCTAACTTAACACAAAATGTATTAAAAGTTGAACAGACTACAAATACATTAACTAATAGCTTTGCTCAATTACAATCTAAAGTAAATGGATTAATGGCCGCAGAAGATCCATTGCCTAAAATTAGAGCTCTTGAAGCTGCTAATACTAATAGAAATAACTTAAGACAAGAATCTCAAGTTAATTTAGCTGGAGGCGTTTCTAAAGAAATCACTCCTGGCGTAGTATATAACTTCTTATTAGATACTGCTGAACCTCAATTTACCATCAAAGCTGTATCTGATACAACTCAAGAAATCATATTGATTCTTAGCCCTCATAATATTGGGGCTCAAGCATTCAATGTACATATTACTCGTAAAGATGGTATTGAACTCAAGTTACCTAAACGTATCATTTCTAGTAAGAATAATGAAGCTCAACTAGTTAGACTTAATTCTTATGATGGTGGTATCAACTGGTTCTGTACCGTTTCTCCTACCTTTGTAGGTAAAGACGCAAATATCGATAATTAATCTGGAGGTTTATTTAGATGGCGACTTTAAAATTTACACCTTCTAATCGGGCTGATCTATCTCAGGTCCCTATTACAGAAGGTCAGTTTATATTAACAAATGATACAAATGAAGCATTTTATGACGTTGCTTATGATATTCGTTTTAAAACTTCTTCTTTTGTAGCTTTAGATACAGATGCCGACAGATTTAAATTATCTAATAATGATAAAGCTAGTGCTGGCAAAGTATACTATGTAAAGGGAACTCAATTATTCTATACTTGGACTCAAGAAAAGAACTGGAATAATGTAATTGCTTCCCAAGAAATTAGTAAAGTTATTGGGGATTATAAAAATATTACTCCAACAACTTTAGTTAAAGGCGAAGAACGATTCGCTCCTTTAACAATTGCATCTCAAGTTTATACTGATGATGGTGAAACTGTAGAATCTAAAGTTAGACAGATCTCTCATATTTCTTCTTCCTTTGATTCTATTGTAGTTACTAAGAAAGGTAAAACTTTCAATATTCCTGTACCATTTGAAGGATACTTTAACTATCCTAATGCTATGCTAGTATATATTGGTACAGTTCAAATATATCCAAACCGTTATTCTGTGGAAAATAATACTATTACTTTCCAAGAAGAAGTGGATATTAACCGTACTATCAACTTCCAATTCATTTATAATACTCAAGCCCCTAAGCTTGAAACAATGAACTTCATTGATGGTGCATATATTGCTAAAGGTACTATTCCTATCGATAGAATGGTTAAGTATAGTAATGACTATATGACTAATGATACTACTGCAGTTGCTACAAGTGCAGCAGTTAAAGGTCTATATGATGTAATGGCTAACTTAATGGATAGAAGTGCTATCGTTATCCGTTGTACTACTAAAGATGATAATTCCCATATGGGAACTAACTTATCTGATGATTATAAACTAATAGATGGTAATATTCTATTAACTCGTTTCCATGCTGACGTTGCAGATAATGCCACAATTACGGTTGGTGGAGTATCTTATCCAATCTTTGTTGGTGCTAATCCCGTAAAAGCCGGTCAAATTAAAGCTAATGATGAATTGTCACTGCAATTTGATTCTAAATCTAATCGTTTATATGTAACAAATGGTATGCCATATCTTATTGATAGTACTACTTATACATATACTGTAGCCAATGATGGTGAGTCTAGCATCAAATTTGATACGCTAAATTACAATCCTGGTACTGATAAATTAGAAGTATTCCAAGATGGTATTCGTTTAACTGAAGGCATTAACTATAAATTTAGTGAAACTTCTAAATCTATAGTTTTATTAGGCTATTCTGCTGATAAGGGCGATACATTTGAGTTAGTTGTTTATAAAGTTTCTCGTAGTAGAGGCTCTAATAATCAAGTAACTATCTATCGCCCTGAATTAGATGAATCTGTAAATAATTTCAGAAATGAATTAACAGCATTCAAAAAAGAAATACAAAAGGCTGATGAAAAATCTTTAAGTGTAATTTTCCCTAAATATGGTGCTGAAACTGATTTAGGCGATTGTACAATTGTAGGGATTGATAATGCTAATTGGTTTATTGTAGATTGTTTTAGTGAATCTAATCAATCATTCCAATCTATAACACGATGCATGGATGAAAATCAAATTACTAAATTTAAATTTATCTTGATTACACATTTCCATGCAGACCATTATGGTAATCTAGAAAAACTAATTACTGGTAAAAAAGTAGAAAAAGTTTATCTTCCTGATGTATCTAAAACTGCATTTACTAGTGGCCCAAATGGTGTTAGTCAATCAGTATTGCAAAGTTTATATAATAAATATAATAACTTATGTGCATCTAATAATATCCCATGTGAAGTTGCCCCTAACGGGTTGCAATCTTTTAATGGTGCTGAACTAACTTTCTATAATAATTCTCAAGCAGATTATGATTATTATAAGACTGGTAATAAAGCTAATAATAATTATAATAATTTATCTATCGGATTATTAGTTGGCTATATTGGACGTAATGTAGTTTTAGAAGGTGATTGCTTAACTGAAGGTATGCAAAATACCGCTAAGTATGTACCTTCTAATGTAGATTTACTTAAATCTCATCATCATGGTATTACTGAAATGCCAGCAGTATATCGTAAAATTAGTCCTACTGATGTTGTAGTTACAGCAAATGCTAAACAACTTCGTGGTAATACAGTTGGTCACAACTACCAAGTTACTTTATCTGAACTTGGTGCTAATATTTATGGTCTTGGCGATCAAGTAGAAGATATCAAAATTACATATATAGCTAAAAATAATAGTGTTAGTTATAACTCTAAGTTATTACGCGATGGCGTTAATATGCAAGGTTCTGCATTAGATATCTATTTAGATCAATCATATACCGGAAATTATAGAACTGGAGATAAAGAAACACCATTTAATAATTTAAGTGATGTAATTAGATTTGTTCACTCTAATAACTATAGTGATATAAATGTTAATATCAAATCCGGTGACTATACTGGTGATGATCATTTAAATGATTTTGCAGATTCTGGTACAAGAACTGGAGTTGTAATTAAAAATCTTCAAAGTCATTTAGAATTCAAACGTGATGGTAGTGGTAATATATTCTTACCACCATTAATCATTAAAGATTCTAAATATGTTGGATTTGAAAATATTCAATTTAAAGTATATCCTACTGTAGCATCAGATACTGACTATGCTAATGTAGTAATGAGTAATACTAATGGTAGATTTGAACGATGCACATTTAATAATAGTGTAGTTCTAAGAGATAGATTTACTCATATCTTAGTAACAGATGGCTCTAATGTAGTATGTAATAATATTACATTAAACGGTAGTGCTAGATCTGGTTTGGCCACTAGCCCTAACTCTAATATTACTGTAGGTGGCGATACAAATACCGCTAATAATGTATACTATGTAATGAATACATCTGGTGGTGGTACAATTCTAGTAAATACCCCATTTAACTGGAATACAACTGTAGTTCCATCTAATGGTAATACTATATTTAGACCTTATGTAACTCCACCTAAATTAAGTGGTATCACTAAAGGTCAAATTGCTCCAGGTTGGGCGCCTTATGGTGGAGTTCAATATTATATCGCTGATGGCCAAAATGGCTGGTTGTCTGTTGACCATTTCAATATTGGCGGTAATCTAAGTGGAACTCCTAACTTTGCTGGCCAATTTGGTTATAATAGAGCAACAAAAACTCTTAAATTTGCTTTAGATAATAAGTCTAATAATGACTGGTTAGAATTGGCTAATGTTTCTACTGTAAGTGAAACTATGGAATCTATTAGACAGATTGCACAAACTGCTAATAGTAGTGTAGAAACCATGGCTACAACTCTAATTAAAGCTATTGAAATGCAAAGTGGATATAGAATTTGGAATACTAATGCTAAATTCGTTAAAGGTGAAAAATTCATCTATGAAGGAAAAGCATACCAAGTTGTATCTAATAATGCAGTTTTTGTAAATAATAATAATGCCAATACATTGAAAAATAATAGCAATGTTATAGGTTCTATTATTAACCTAGAAGGTAATTCTACAGTACAATATTTTGATAAAGATGATAATCATCTAATCGGTGAACTTATATTATTACCTTATAAACCGGATGGCTATGTGTTAGCTAATGGTGGAGAAGTTTCTATTTCTAGATATCCTAGACTTTATGAATTTGTAGAAAAGAATAGTCTTTGGACTACAGATGTTAATAAAAAAGGTCTATTTAGAAAATCTGGCACTGATAAATTCTTCTTACCAGACTATAGATATGTATATTTAAAAGCAGATATAGATTCTCCAGATATTGGTAATTATGTCACTTCTAGTGCTCCTAAAATTACTGGCGAAATGGCTATTCGTACCGGTGGTCAAATCGGTATAGAAGAGGCATCTGGGGCATTTGTTAAAGATAGTGATCCAACCAATACTGGTGCAAATATGGAAACTTTCAATAAACAATACTTTGGTAAAAAGTTAAAGTTTGATGCATCTAGATCTTCAGAAGTGTATAGTTCAAATGATCCTCATATTCATCCAGATCACATCAATCTTTATCCAATGATGAAATATTAAGAGAAATACCCATAGGAGTTCAACTCCTATGGGTGTTATTTTTACAAAAAAAAATAAAAGGAGGGAGATTAACTTCCCCCTCCTACCAGTATCATACAAATAATACTGGATTTAGATCATCATACTTCTTAGTACTAGGATTGTACATAAGATCAGTAGTCGTATATGGAAGACTAGCATCATCGTTCAAAGTGTTATCGCTAAAGGTAAATAGCTCTATACTAATTTTACTAGCGGATCTAACATGATTATCAATAAATGTTTTCATCGCTAATAATGCAGCATTAGAGGACTTAAATAAACCTAAGTCGATAACATCTTGACCATTGTAGTCTACTCTTGCACATACGCTAAAAATTTTCATATACTTTTCCTCCTTAAGATAAATATAAGATATATGAATCACAATAATAATATATAAACCAAAAGGAGTTTATTCTTTCTGGATATATTGATTAAAAATCTTTAATACGTAATATGTATATTTTAGGCTACATGGATAAATCATCATTTGATGAAATTCTAATATAAAAATATCCCCATAGGAGTTCAACTCCTATGGGGAATTTATTTCTTACCATTCAAATTCTAATCTTTTAGCTTCAGATTCAAAATCTAGATCCCTAGCAGCATCTAAAGATATCAAACTAGGAACTCGTTCTAAGATAAATTGATCTAATTTGAACTTAAGATCCTTTAGCTTATGGCCATCAGAATAAACATTATAATCATAATCAAAACAATCACGAGCATCTAAATATCTTTTAGCTTGAGCTAATTCGTCAAGATATTTATCTCGTCTTACTTTAGCAGCATAGATCATTGCATTGATTTTTTCAGAGTCATCTAATGAATCAAATTCATTATCAACACCTGGTCTAAATGTAATTCTTCCATCTCTATCTACAACTTGAATATAGCCAACTTCGATATCTTCCATTTCTGTAATATCGAGCCATACTGTATCTTCAGAAAAGTGTTCTCTTAGATCACTTAAAGATGCAAAGGAGTCAATAATATAGATTACTTCACCATGGAAGATTTGTGCATATTTTCTCATAAGATTCTCCTTAAATTGTTTGAGTTAGTAGTATATTATTCCAGTTAGTCTTGTCTCTAATTTTGATTATAGCATGAACCGGTTTAGATCTACGATAATTCACGCACTTAATATATTCTTGTAATTCACCTAAAGCATTTCTATCTAGTAAATTAGTATTAAATGTTATAGTGCATTCATTAGTAGGAACTGGTGTAGTTCTAGGTTTAGATTTTAAAGATTCATCAGTATAGTCTTTATTAGCCATAAATGAAATATTATAAGGTGATTCAGATGACGCCCATTTAAGTCTACAAGATTCATCATATAATACTACATATTTACTATAATTAATTCTATATAAAACTACTACAATCTTATTTTGACCATTAGAAATGACTATTAAGATCTTCTTGCTTTTGCTAGAGAAGTTTGTGAAATCAATACGTTCTTGTTGACCATCTTTTTTATCAATAAAAATAGCCGTAGTTTTTTTATCTCTACTATCTGCGCCAGTAAACATAGAAAGATCTACAATTTCATCAACATTAGTTATTTCTTTCATTAATGTAGCTGCACTTGTAGGAATAGCTTGGCCATCTTTATAATCTTGATAGTATATTTTTATATTAATAGGATATTTTCTATCATAATGAATAATACTATCATGCAATATATGATCATTATCTGGGCCGTCTTCATTATATAATCCATCATTATTTTTTTGATACTCATTTGGATTATACATACAAGAGCATGCTGCGCCATAGACGTTGCTTAGAGTATTTACAATATTTTCATATGTAGAATTTGACGTTAATTCAAAATTCTTATTAATACCATAAACTTCAGCATGATATTTATCTTCAAATCCTGGCACTAGTGGTCCTAAAAGTTTAACATCTGTAGCTTTTTCTGAAAGAATAAATCTAACGTTTGTTTCTGCATCGACTGTACGAGGACCTGGTATCAGTCTATTAAATTTCATATTAAATATATTAGATTTGACCATTGGGGAAATTGATGATGCAGTTACTTTTGTTACACTATCAATGAACTTATTTGATTGGAGCAATTTCAAATCATAACCCATAGTCATATCTTTCATACCCATATCATCATTTGTAATATCAGTGATAGGTTCTGTATATTCAAATTCTAATTTTGCATCTGCATTAATTTTACCATGATTATTATATTTACCGCGTAGCTTATAAACTAAATCTGGGGTATTTTCTTGATCGCTAGGGAATATTGCATTCTTAAATACATTTAGATTTTTCACATTTGTATCGGTAGCAAATGTATTATATTTACTTACTAATTTTTGCGTAAAATTAATATTAATAAATGTAGTTTCACTAAAGATCGATGCCATTTTGTCAGTAAAGTAGAATCTTGCTACTTTTTCATTATTGAGAGGATGATTTAATGTAGTTTTAGCATACATTAATGAACCATTTGCAAGGTTACTATAATCAATAGTATCATTTATTACTGGTATTAATGTATTATAATACATTGCATACATATTTAATTTGCCAGTATGCTTACTAAAATCTATTAGCATCTCATCTTGATTTAATTTCTTACATGAATAGAATAGCATAGAGAAATTAGTACTATCTGTAGATTTTTCTACCAATTTATTAAAATTCTTAGTAGTATGGGTTAGATTTAAGCAGTTAGCATAAACATTATTGAATACTAGATTTTTATAATTTCTATCATTCCTAATTTCGTGCATGCTTAAATCTTTAATATTTTGAGCATTATTAAATGCAGTGGATAATGCATTTGTATTACTTATAGAGTTTGAGATACAAGTTTCTGGAATAGCAGGATCCGCAATAAAATCACCCTTAAAATCTTTAAGGAAATTTGATAGATTTAAAGTAGTCTGATGATTAAATAAAACTTTTACATCACCATCTGGAGTAATATTGCTTAAGCTTAAATCACCTTTTATACTACGTAAATCTAATACAGTTAATTTAGACTTACTCTTAATATAATAAATAGATCTTAAATTTTTAGATTTACTAAAATTAATGTAGAATAAATCATTATTTCTTATTAGATTTGAAGATGAGTACTGAATATCATAATCTTTA